CTTTTGGAGTCAAACAAAATAACGAAATATAAAACAAATAAAAAGAAAATAATGAGCGATAAATTTAACCAACCAATGCACTGGATCTGAGGTTATCAACGCATTTAATGACCATTCTTAAGTCTCCGGCAGTCATGCCGGTAGGCCCGGTTATGGTTAATGACGTTGAGACCTCAAGGCCCGTAGCAGGATCTCGAGGGTTGTAAATAGCAATATCGGCAGTATAATCACCAGTAGCAGAGAAATCGGAAGAAACAAGGGTGGCAGTGGAACCACTAAGGACACACGATCCTGGAGCTGTAATAGTTCCAGTGGTTGAAGTCCACTTACACTTAAGTTCATAATAACCTGACTTAGGGAATTGTATCAAGCCACTGGGAAACGTAACGTAGCCGTTGACATTATTTACGGTCGTACGAGTGGTGCCCAGCGGGGCAGCAGCAGTCGTATCACTAGTCGTAGAAGTGACAAGAGTTGTCGCAATTTGAGACATTCCAAGTTCTGTATTATTATCTTCCAAATCACTGAATTCCAAAACCCCACCGATTTCCAAGCATCCAAAGCAAGCAAAGCTTGCATTTGACGCTAAACCAAATGAGGAGACAATTAAGCAACCAGCCGAAGCTAATCGCATGTCGGAAGAACTAGTGCTGGACGATTTGCTAATGTACTTCCAAGAAGTATCGAGGTTGTTAGGACGCAACACTATTGGGGAACCAGTTCCATACAACGGCCCGTCGACGGCTCCTAGAGTAGATGAAACTCGCTGATAAGTTTGGTCAGCTGTATTCATTCCAGTATAGCAGTCAGGTCTATAGGCTAGAGCTATATGACCAACGGTTGTTGCAGCAGAAGAAGAACTATAACGGGCATACAATGATTTGATGCGCCATTTAGTGCAAATAGTAGCTAAAGCATAAGCCTGCGGCCCAAGAATTTTCCATGGTGTGGTGGTAGTGGAAGTAGCCAATGGAAAAATTGGGTGAATGCAGATAGCAGCTCCCTGAAAGGCTTGAGCCGTATCAGAGCTGTTAAAACGCAATGAGGGTTGAGAGGGAGGAGTCGTAAGAAACACAGCATCCGAATTAAATGGCACCACAAAACTGCTAGCACGGGTATTATTTCTGCCAACAGTTTGGATGGCCAGCGGAGCTATAGACAAACCAACCGACCGACTATTCCCCAATTGAGATTTCTTAGCCTTCTTCTTCTTTTTGAAAGGATTGGGCAGCTTAAAAGATGCCTTCTCCTTCATGGAGCTTTTGGCTCCAGGTCCCGGATTTAATTCAACACCAGTGAGGATTTTGGAAGGAGCTGCTCGAGCAACGGGTTCAGCTACGTGATCATAATTGATACCAGCCTTTGCCACAGGTGCCCATGCAGTCCTTTTAGGTGCAAGATTCTTCAACTCGGCCAAATGCTCCCGAACAGCCTCCCGTTTAATGTCGATAGCGCTTGGTCTAGTAACTAAGGGAACACGAACCACATGACCGAATTCGGACGGCCCTGGGTTGGGTTCCACATTTACCAGACGCGGCGCTGGGGGGACGGTAGCAAAAGTTTCCGCTGTAGCCATCCTAAGGGTTTCGAGCCGAGTATATGGTGAAGCTAATCCTTCGGCAATAGTAACCAACTCGTCGACGTCACTAGTAGACAAACGCGCAATAAGCATTTTGCCCACAACAATGTACGTTGATATCGGTAAGCCTGAGGAAAGAGCCCAGCGTCGAAAGCTAGGATCACGGAAAGTAAAATTGATTCCAAGATTAGAAATGAATAGTATATAATTACGGCAATGTTTGAGATTTGCCAAGTCATCAACAGACAAGGACATTGCAACTATTCAGTGTTTTATTATTTGTTATTTTAGAGCGAGGGAAAGAGCGAATTTATTACTTTTATAAGCAATAGACGAAAAGAGATCAATAGAAATGAAAATGTAATGCGGACAGCCAAGCCTGTCCGCCGTCTATGCTGAAGGGGGGCAAAAGCCCCGAAAAGCGGACTACGTCCGCTTAGGATGGCTGAACTTACAACCATCCCCAAATTTGCAGCTACCGAGCGCAGCCCAGTTTCTGCAAACCGCACCTTCGCTGACTTTGTGTGTGAACTTACACTTATCTCCATACGTGCATTTCCCTTCTTGATACAGCCTACACACTCTGTCAGTCTTAATACCTGGATTGGGTAAAACAATGTCACCATTTAGCACCGCAGGGGCCTTAGTGTCTGGTTGGACACTAGGCGTAGGTTCGCATAGAGGGGGACTTAGCAAGGACGCATGTCCACGCTTAACTGCCTCCAGCCACAACGAAAACTTATGGGAGTCAAACTTTGGTAAGGCCAAACGAGCCTCATCCATCATCCATAACCCATATTCGTTGGGATACTGCACATCTGAGCTATATTTGGCCCAGTAACTTGCAACACCACGCAAACCTTCCAATCCTACTTTGCTAGGAATATATTGTGGAAATGACTCAACCACACATTTGACTAAAGGGCCGATAATAGGGGTGTTTTTATCAGTAAGATAATAGCCCAAAGACTTCTCGCCCAATTTTCTAAATGCTGTGATTGATCCAGGCAACGCATGAGTAGTATGAAACTTAGACAATTGTCTTCGTAAATCACACATTGAATTAACGTCACCATACCAAACCTCAGGAGAATAATACCTCGCCAGAAAACTTACACCGCGCTGTCCTCTATTGACAACGTCGACGGTTAATTTCTGCCCAACAGAATCACAAATGCTACTCAAGGACACTGGATCTACATCACCGGTGATTCCATCATCACCTCCATAGATTCCAAGTTCTTTGAAAGCCCTTTCCGGGGTCAAGAATTCACCATTACGACGAGTGCTACGAAGAGCGCAGTAATTCAAAAAAGCGTTATCAGCTGAATTGCTAGCAGCAGTGTCAGGACTTCCTGACAACTGGCTATAGCCGGTATCATATTTGACACCAAAAGATGTGTACGCTTTTTGGTTCTTCTGGGAAGCAAACAATTCATTCAACTGTTGTAAGTACTCTGTTCTAAAGTACCTGACCAGCATACGGTGCTCCAGATAACGCAAAATCCTAGACTTTCTGCCGTCCATCTTGTCTAAGTCAGTGCCCAGTATAATACTGGACTGTTGGCTTATTTTAGATACACGCTCAGCTATTTCTAATGGGGTTTTCCCAAATGCATACCAAGGCTGCGGTAATAACACATCTTCTGTAAACGAATACATGTATGTGGAATAATGCAATTTGGTAGTGCTAGGGATTGTAGAAATGTTTCTCGGATATTTGATTTCTTGGTAGGCTTCAGCCTTCTGGAAACTCTTTACTGGTCCAACACCAACTAAGTCAACCGACATGGCTCCCTCCTCCAACAATGAGCGTTGCCTGGGACGATCTTGTTTTTCAAAAACATAATCCAAATCCTTTGGAACGCCAACATGCGGGACGGGTATGAGTAACTTAACCCACTCTTCAATAAAACGAGATAAAAGAGGGGTTAAAATTAAATCATCAGGGGCTTTAACGTCAGTCAAACGACCTTTAATACAAGCTTCGTCATTAGATCTTGACCGCACTGGCACAAAACAATCAAGCATAAATGGTGACATAAATGCTTGTAATGGTACCTTAGCGTCAGGATCGAAAGAGGAAGGGTCGAATTGGTACTTCTGAATAGCCATATCTACTGGATAGACGCATGAAATATCGTCATTACCTATTTGGGTGGACCTATAAAAGTCAGTGAGAACAGCAGCCGGTCCTTGTTCAATGTCTTCTAACACACCTTTTACTTGGGCGATGGTTAGTGACACCTTACTAAGGGCAGCTACTGTAGAGATTGTATCATCTTTCTCAACTGGTATGGTCGCGCCACAAAAACTAGATACTCTAGCAGTAGAACGGTAAGCATTATCAGACTTTATCACATCCATTCTGAGGAACTTGCCAGAGTCAGTATCAACAACAATGTTGAGTCTAGACAAAGGATTTCCAGAGAATAACCTCTTAGGGTCAATAATGGTGGAAAAAGTCTTCATTGGGGTCAGTAGTATCATTTGATGATGATCATCTAACTGCCTTCTATCTATATTATAGATGGTTACATCAGTCCAAAACCAGCCTGGGCTCACAGCGGTGACAGTGTCACCGGCATAATTCCAAACCTTATGGACAAATTTAGCACCACCTGATACAGAATAGTGGACATTAGATTGATCATCAAATGTAAAGCTGCTTTCCTTCCCGGCATAACACACAGAGCTAGGCTGAAACGTTGATATAAGATAAGTTCTAGGATACTGAGCCAACCAATAGTTCATATCCAGGTACATATCAACATCAACGAACGCCAAAATGTCATGTTTTCCAGGTTCAAAAACAGCTGATTTAGCAGATAAGTCCTTGTCCCAAAAATACGATCTACTACCCGGCCTAAAGTTACGTTGGTCAGATATAGATTGTTGGACAAAGTAGGGATTTAATCCCAAACTAGCTGCGAAATTACAAATAAATGTACTACTGTTGTTCCTAATGGCAGCTGAAGAAGGATGTGTGTGGTTAGTGAAGTTCTCAACTAACTTAACATCTAAAGCCTTCAGAAACAAACTGCGAATAGTGCAAACAGACAGAAGTGGTTGTCTGAATATTTTAACGAGCAAGTCAACATATAGAGTTACCCATACGTTGCCTACCGGTGACCTAAACAATTTACAAATCCTTATGCACAACTCAACACTCATTATTGTGGCAATATACGTTGCAAGCCAAAAGCCTGCATAATGGCAAAGGCCAAAATAATCAAACGTATAATTGCAACCAACATAAGTGGTGCCCCAGCCATCAGTAAGATAAGTAGGGTTAGTTGTGTAAAACTCATAAGACTCACAGGTACCATCACGACAATGGACACCATCGTCTGCATCCAGTTGTTCTGTAAGGCATCGTACATTATTTGATAATGCCCAAAATGTTGTGCCAACAGCAAGCTGGTACAACTGAGCAACATAATAAGCACACAAGCCAAACAACATTTGGAAAGAGTAAGGAAAAGTAAATATAACATGAAACCGATCACTTGATTTCAATTTGGAGATAACTATCCGTTTTTCCACGAAACGAACAAAAC